GCAAACAGGAACGGGCTGACGGCAAGGGCGCACTGGTCGCACAGTTTGTCAACACGATGTGTAAGCAGACGAAGGACTCGATCGCTGGTCGTTCCGGTGAGCCTCTGATCATGCGGGACTGGCAGTCGGATCTTGTGTCGGATCTGTTCGCCTCGGTCGACGGTCATCGCCGCCATCGTCGAGCGTTGATCGGCGTTCCCCGTAAGAACGGCAAGAGCGCCCTGAGTGCTGGCATCGGTTTGGCTGATCTGTTCGTCACGGGCCCTGATGGCGGTGAGGTGTATTCGTGCGCCGCCGATCGGGACCAGGCTCGCATCGTGTTCGGAATGGCGAAACGCATGGTCGAACTCGAGCCCGAGTTGACCAACATAGCGAAGCTGTACCGGGACGCCATCGAGGTGCCGTCGTCGGGTTCGGTGTATCGGGTGCTCAGTGCTGAGGCGTACACCAAGGAGGGACTGAACCCCTCGATGGTTCTGTTCGACGAGGTGCACGCCCAACCCAACGACGACCTGTGGAACGTCATGTCCCTGGCCGGCGGTGCCCGACTTGAACCGCTGCTCGTGGGGATCACTACCGCCGGAGTGATGACCGATAATCGTGGTGAGCCGTCTTTGTGTCACCGCCTGTTCGACTACGGCAAGCAGGTCGCATCCGGCGAGGTTGACGACGCAACGTTTTTCTTTCGCTGGTGGGCCGCACCCGACAACGCCGATCACCGTGATGAGGGCGTGTGGAAGGCAGCGAACCCGTCCTACGGCGACATCGTTGCTGCCGCCGACTTCGATAGCACTGTGCGGTCAACACCGGAGAACGAGTTTCGCACGAAGCGCCTGAACCAGTGGGTCACCTCAAAGCAGGCGTGGCTTCCTGTCGCACTGTGGGACGCCCTCGGCGTGGTTGATCCGCCCGAACCGCAGGCACGGGTTGTCCTCGGTTTCGATGGCAGTTATTCGGGCGACAGCACGGCGCTAGTTGGATGCACCATTCCCGACGACGGCGATTTGCCGGTCGTGTGGGTGGAACGGGTGTGGGAGAAGCAACCGTCCGACCCTGACGACTGGCGTGTCCCCGTCGACGAAGTGATGGCCGTTGTCGCTGATGCGATGGGCAAGTACCGGGTGGCCGAACTGGCGTGCGATCCGTCGCTGTGGCGATCAGAGCTCGAGCAGTGGGAGGCGTTGTACGGCGAGGTCGTCCAGCGAATCCCCCCAACCACCGCACGCATGGCCCCAGCGTGCAACCGATTCTACGCGGCAGTCGCTGACGGGATGATGACCAATGACGGCAACCCGACCCTCGCACGGCACCTGGCGAACGCTGTCACGAAAGTCACACCGCAAGGCACAACGATCGTGAAGGACGCCAAGGGTTCGCCCCGCAAGATCGACGCCGCGATCGCCGCCGTCATCGCGCATGATCGGGCGATGTGGCAGTCGAAGCAGGCTGGCATGAAGCCGCTGATGGCGTGGTCGTGAACCGCCCGCTGGTCGCATCGCTGGGCGTGGTGGCCGGGGTGCTGATGGTCTGCGTCGCGGTCGGGTGGGTTTTCGCTCCCGCCGGGTTACTGGTGGCGGGGTGTGCGTGCGTGTGGTTCTTCTTGCAGGTCTACGACGTGGGTGGTGATGAATGACCTCGCTGGCTGAACTGCGTTCCCGTCCATCAGAGGACCGGTATTCGCTGACCCAACTCATCGAAGACACCATGACGTCGTTCTCGCATGGCGGGAACCGCTACACCCTGCCGATCCAGACAACGTTTCCTGACACGAAAGGCGAGTCGGTCCCGCACAGTTTCGACGGGTACGTCCGAGCCGCCTACCAGTCCAACGGACCCCTGTTCTCCACGCTCAACGTGCGCCTCATGGTCTTCGCTGAGGCCCGGTTCATGTACCGCCGCCTCGAGAACGGTCGCCCCGGTGACCTGTTCAGCGGTGAATCTCTCGACCTCGACGTGTTGGAACGCCCGTGGCCCGGTGCCACAACCGGCGAACTGCTGGCCCGCATGGAGCAGGACGGCAGCCTCGCCGGCAACTGCTACGTCCACCGTGACGGCGACATGCTCACCCGCATCCCGCCGAACCACGTCACCATCGTGGAAGGATCACGCCACGCTGACGCCGCTCGGGGCGTGCTCGACAAGCGTGTCGTCGGCTACGTCTACCACCCCGACGGTGGGATGAACGGCGCTGACCCGGTGTTCCTTCCAGAGCAGACCGTGGCGCACTACTCGCCGATCCCCGACCCGCTCGCCTCGTGGCGGGGAATGTCGTGGGTGACGCCGGTCCTGCGGGAAATCGACGGAGATCACGCCGCCACGATGCACAAGCTGAAGTTCTTCGAGAACGGCGCGACGCCGAACCTCGTGGTGACGCTCGACAAGAGCATCGGCGAGGAAGCGTTCCGAGCGTTCCGCACGGCCATGGAAGCCGAATCGACCGGCATAGACAACGCCTACAGCACGCTGTTCCTCGGCGGCGGTGCCGATGTCGAAGTGGTCGGACAGTCCTTCGAGCAGATGTCGTTCAAGGCGACCCAAGGAGCGGGAGAGACACGCATCGCCGCAGCCGGTGGGGTTCCGCCCGTACTGGTCGGATTGAGCGAAGGTCTCCAGGCGGCCACCTACTCGAACTACGGCCAGGCCCGCCGCCGGTTCGCTGATGCGACCATCCGGCCTTTGTGGCGCATGGCTGCGGGAACGCTAGCCAAGATCATCGACGTACCTCCCGGTTCGGAGTTGTGGTACGACGATCGCGACATTCCCTTCCTTCGGGAAGACCAGAAGGACGCAGCCGAGATCCAAGGGTTGCGCGCCCGCTCGATCGACACGTTCGTCCGTGCCGGGTTCGACCCCGACTCGGCGGTGAAAGCCGTCGCCGCCGGTGATGACACGTTACTCGTCCACTCGGGCGGCATTCCGACCACGCTCTACCCGGAGGGCAAAGACCCCTCGGCTCTTGGTGCCAGCGCCACCGCCCGCAAACCCGGAGACGCAGCCAATGACTGACACCATGACCGAGCGTGCAGAGTTCCGCCAAGTCGCCCCGTTCGAGCTCACCCGCTCGCAGGACGGCGAAGACGGACTGACAATGGAGGGCTACGCCTCTGTCTTCGACTCGCCCACGCAGATCCAGGGCAGGTCCGGGTCATTCACCGAGACCGTCAAGCGTGGGGCGTTCGCGAAGACGATCGAGTCCCGCACCCCGGTGCTGATGTTCGATCACGGCAAACATCCACTGTTCGGGCAGATGCCGATAGGCACCATCCGCCACCTCGCCGAAGACGAGCGCGGTTTGTTTGTCCGTGCACGCCTGTCGAAGTCGTGGCTCATCGAACCGATCCGTGAGGCCATCAGCGACAACGCCATCACTGGCATGTCGTTTCGTATGCAGGTCATGCAGGACGGCGGCTGGTCCGGGTTCGGTCCCCGTGAGATCACCGAGGTGCGGTGCCCCGAACTCGGTCCCGTGGTCTTGCCCGCCTACCTTGACACCGAAGTCTCGGTCCGTTCCCGCGAAGTAGCGGAAGCGTTGACCGACCCCGAAGTCCGCGCCGAACTGGCCCGGATGTTCACCGACACCACCGCACTCGGAGCCGCCGCCGGCACTTCGACGAGCGAGGCCGTCACAAGCGAGAACGGTGAGCCGCAACAGCGCGGCACTCCCCGAGTCACAAACCAAGAGCGCCGACTGCGCGCCCTTCAACTCAGAGGAGTCATCACATCATGAATCTCACCGAACAGGCATCACGCCTGACCGAACTGCGATCGGAGATCCTGACGTTGGCCGAGGCCGACGAACTGGACGAGACGCAGGAGGCCCGGTACGCCGAGGCCAACACCGAGTTCGAGGCGCTGCGTGCCGAGCACGGCAGCGACTGGACCTCCGCCGTGGACTACGCCGTGGCCGTCGAAGAGGTGCGGAGCTTCTCCGCTCTCGAGACCAACACCGAGAAGGGTGACGGCACCCGTGACGCCGGGTTCAACGTGACCCAGACCGCCACGTCCAACCCGTTCGACCTGGACGAGATCCGCAACCAGCCGGTCGGTTCGTACCGCTCCGAGCTGCGCGGCCGTGCCATGTCGGTCGTCGAAGACGCACCGGAGCACCTCTCCGACGATGCCCGTGAGAAGGTCACGGGACTCGTCGAGCGTGCCGGTCGGATCAGCGACGACCGCAAGGACACCTCGGCGGAGATCGCCGAGCACGTCCTGCGGACCGGTTCGCCCGAGTACCACCGGGCTTTCGAGGACTTCCTGTCGGGTGACGCCAGCGCCACCGCACGGTTCCCCAGCGAGTCCCGTACCGCCATGTCCCTCACGGACGGCAACGGTGGCTTCCTCGTCCCGTTCACCCTGGACCCGTCGATCATCCTGACCTCGACCAAGACCGTCAACCCGGTCCGTCAGATCAGTGACGTCGTGACCATCACGACCGACACATGGAATGGCGTTTCCAGCGCCGGAGTGTCCGGTGAGTGGCTGGCAGAGGGCGTCGAAGCGGCCGACGCTTCACCCACCATCACCCAGCCGAGCATCACCGCTCACAAGGGTGCCGCCTACGTCTTCGCCTCCCTGGAGGTGACGCAGGACAGCAACATCGCCAACCAGTTGACGGTGCTGCTCGCCGACGCGAAGGACAACCTCGAGAAGACCAGCTTCATCACCGGTTCCGGTTCGGGTCAGCCCTTCGGAATCGTGACGGCGCTCGGTCTGACCACAGCGTCGAGGGTCGCCGGTTCGTCCGGTGTCGCCGGTGTTGCGGACTTCGTGGCAGCGGACATCTACGCACTGGACAACGCCCTGCCCGACCGCTACCGGGACAACAACCCGGCGTGGCTCGGTCACAAGTCCACATGGAACAAGACGCGTCAGTTCGGCACGGCGAACAACTTCCATGCCTTCTGGACGGACCTCGGCGGCGGTCGCCCCGCATCGCTCATCGGCTACGACGTGCACAACGCGTCGAGCATGGACTCGACGATCGTGTCGGGCTCCAACGATGACGTGGCGATCCTCGGCGACTTCTCCACGGGTTACAAGGTGGTGGACCGTGTCGGCACGGCCATCGCTTACAACCCGCTGGTCGTCGGTGCCAACCAGCGTCCGACCGGCCAGGTCGGCTGGTTCCTGTACTTCCGGGTCGGTGCGGACAGCGTCAACGACGACGCGTTCCGCATGCTCCGCCTCTGAGCGGAAACCCGGTAGCCGCACAGCGCGGCGGTAACTGATGTGGACCCCCGGATCGGATTCAGGGCGCTGCCTGCGCCGATCCGGGGTCCGCTACCCCCAACAGCGACAGGGAGAGACAATGGAACCACCCATCGAAGAAGCGACCGCCAACCCCGGCGAGATCCGCAACGCACCGCCAACAACCATGAGCATCCCCGGCGATTGGGACGTGGCCTACGTCGAGCACCGCAACGGTCACACGGTCATCCACCTGGAACTCCGCCGGTGAAGGACCGCAAGGACGAAACGGTCATGCTCGCCTACCCCTACGGCACCATCGAGCCACGGTTCGTGAAGTCGCTCGCGTTCCTGCTGAAACACGACCACGACCACCACGACCGCATCTTCGGCGGCGGTGCGTTCCTGCAACTCGGAACCACCAACGTCGCCCACGGACGCAACCAGATCGTTCGCATGTTCCTCGACGAATGCCACGCAGATTGGCTGTGGTTCGTCGACACCGACATGGAGTTCGGCCCAGACACCCTCGACCGACTGATCGAAGCGGCCGACCCGAAAGAACGCCCGATCATGGGCGCACTGTGCTTCGCCCTGATGAAGGGAGACGCTCAGGAAGTCGTCCCGACCATGTACGGGCTGAGCGAAGACGGCGACACAGTTTCCCCCGCCCGCTACATGAACATCCCCGACACCGCCGGCGTGCATCGGGTCGCCGCCACCGGAACCGGATGCCTGCTGATCCACCGCACCGTCCTCGAGGCCGTCGAACAGTTCACCCCCGAAGGGTCCGACCGCCCGTTCGGTGGGACGTCGTGGCCGTGGTTCCGTTGGTCCGACTGGGTTAACCCGGATGGCGACAACGACGTGATGGGCGAAGACATCACGTTCTGTTTCCGTGCCGCCGCCGCAGGGTTCCCGACGTTCGTCGACACCCGCATCGAGGTGGGGCACGTCAAACCGATCGTGGTTGATGTTGCGTCGTTTCACGCACAGTTCGACCGTCCCACACGAGTGCCGAACTACGCGGTCATCCCCGTGAAGTCCCGACTTGATCTCACAAGTTCGATCGTCAACCAGCTCCACGACCAGGGCTGCGACGGCATTTTCGTCATGGACAACGGGTCGAACACCAAAACCCGCAACTGGCTTGACACTCAGGACATGGCGACCGTCGTCGACTGCGACGGGTGGGGCATCCACAAGATGTGGAACGAGGGCGTACGTCTCGCCTGCCTCGAATCGCCACGATGCAACGTTGCCATCTTGAACAACGATCTGCGGATCGGCGCAGAGTTCCTCCCAACTCTCGCTGCCGGTCTGCGGTCCGATGACCGTCTGCTCGCCGTGTGCGGCAACTACGACGCACGCGAATGCGAGCATCCGGTCGAACCCCTCAACGGGATCAGCGCCGGCCGTGAGGATGGGACCGGCGGGCTGGCCGGGTTCGCTTTCATGGTCCGCGGTGAGATGTTCGCCGCCGGGTTCCCCCTGTTCGACGAGTCACTCGGGTGGTACTTCGGCGACAACGACCTGTGTGCCACGATCACGAAGGTTGGCGGCTGGTACGGCATGGCCGCCGACGCGACGGTCGAACACATCGGCGGTGGGTCACAGACCGCATCGGAGGGCACCGGGAAGCGTCTCGGTTCCGAACGGCTCCGCGAGCATTACGAGGCCGACGAGGCCACGTTCCGAGCGAAGTGGCCGGAACTGTTCGCCGATGATTGGGCGGC